CCTAACTCATTGCAGATGTCAGCGTCTTCCCAACCATTGTCAAGCATATTAAACACTAGGTTTGCCATGCCATTTACTGAGTGTTTCCCTCTTGCCCTGTTGTGGCGTACTGTGCTTGCCATTCTGTCGTTTAATGTCTTCTTCAAGACCACGATAGGAACCCTGCCTCCAGTCTTCTCTTGGATGTCTGCGTTTGCCCTGCAAGTGAAGTAACGGTGGAAGCCGTCAATAATGATGTATTTGTTTAGGTCTTCATCGTAGATTGTGACAATGGGTTGGGTGTAACCGTCATGGCTGATGCTTGTGTGCAGCAGTTTCAGTTCGTTAGAGGCGACACTGTTGGGGTTATAATCGTTTGCCTGCACCATCTCAATCGGAACCCATATCACTGTGTCCACTGGCATCTCTTTATGGTCTGAGACTTGCTCGTGCATCCATATCTTAAAGTCGTTGAGGAAGTCTGCTTTGTTTGGTGCAGCCTCGCTTGCCGTCTTTAATGCTGCCTTGATTGCTGCTAAATCCATTTCTTGCCCTTCACGCTCATGTAAGTGTATTTGTAGTCTTTGTCCATTGTGCGCTTTGCTGCCCGATGTTTGTAGCCAACAGACATATCAAAGTTCCTGAGTTTGGTCAGTTCTAAATCTTGGCAGATAATGGCGGTGGTATGGAGTTTATATAGCGATTCTCCAAGTACGCCTTCGTAGGCTCTGTCGTGAAGGTCAAATGCCGCTTCAAAGATAAGCCTGTCATCAGCATCCTGAATGAGGTGTTCTAAGAGGTAGTCACGGTACTCTTTCCAGTCCTTAAACATATAAGGCAGGGTCTTCATGATGAAATCATCAGCGCCCATACGACCAGCAGTGTCAATACCAGCAAGCCTCTTAGTAAGTTTATTCCATGTGTCAGGTTCAAACTCTTGTAAATAAAAGAGCGAAGCCACTGAGGTCTCGTGGTGGAGGTTCGAAACCCGCATCTTTTCAAGTGGTGTGCCATACGCATACATCTGTTCATAAATACGGTTGAAGTCCCAACCATTATTGACTATGGCTTTCCATACATCGGAGGAAGTCCAATCATATAACGGATACATCGTGTAATGTTCCCGCTTGCTGTTTAGGACTTTGCCCCATGTCGCCCATTTATAGGTTGAGTCGTTAGTAAGGGCAACAAATCGGCGTGGGTTTTCATCGCCTCTGACTCCCGCAATGTAACAAACTCTCGAATCAGGGTAGTGATGCTTGGCAATCGCAGGGAATAGTTCGTGGAAACGGTCTGTGCCATAGACATTCTCCGTTATGGCGCAAGATTGGCGTGGGTGTATCCATTTCTCTTCATCATCAGGGTTCCAGCATTCAAGCCAGTGGTCGGTTGCTGAGGTGGCGTTAAAGATACGAATCGGCATTTGATACCAAAATGGTTCCACTCTTGGGTCGTACATTACCTTTTCCATGTATTCGATGGTGTGCGCCCACTCTGCTTCTTGGTCAATAAACATCACTTTTAGCGGGAGGCGGTCTCTTTCTTCGGCAACCATCATTACTAGATTAAAAATCACTGTGCTGTCTTTTCCCCCTGAAGAGGAGACCACTATTTCATCAAACTCGTCAAAGAGCCAACGGATTCTGTCTAGTGCAGCGTCAAAAACAGTTTCCTTTTTATAGATTTTCATAGGCGGCGACTGCTCGTTGTAAATGCTTAAAGCGTTCGGGGTTCATCTCAGCACCAATATAGGAAGCCCCTGCGTTTTGAACTGCCTGTGCAGTTTTGCCCATACCCGCAAATGGGTCAAAGACAACCTGTGGCTTTAGTTTTTTCACGCAATCTGTTACAAACTCAAAACCTTTAAGGTTCTCCTCAAACTCGAAATGGCAATTAAAGTGCAATAACACGAAAGGTCTGCCGTTGCTTTGTGCGCCAGTGGTCTTTCTTACAAAGGTGTGCCCGTGAGCAGTCATCACTCTTATGACTTCCTCAGCGTCTTTAACCTGATACTCGATAACCATCGGCTTTGTCTTGTCAGCAAGGCTGCCTAACTGGTTAAAGATGTCATTCCAAGTGTTAGTAGGTTCTGTGCCTGTGTCTTTCCTGTGTTGGGTATTAAACCATTTGACCATTCGCAAGCCCCAAGGCGGGTCAGTGTAAAGCAGGTCATAGTTTGGGAACTTCTCGAAGTCCATAATGTCTGCGTTTATCGCTTGGCTCATATTCGTACCTCAGGAAAGTTTGTAAGTTCAGGATTTATGAAAGTGGTGGATTGGCGGCTTCGTGCCCTTTTTCTGTTTATCTGAGAAATGGTGACTGCATGATTTACCAATGAGGGGACTTCGAGCCAATACTGAAGATGGTTTGCTCTTAAATAGTCTGCAATGAGGTAATCGTTGCCAGTCGGGTATTTTTCTTTGTCTGCCCAAGTCTCGTAATGCTTCAGAATGCCGCTTGAAACTCCAGCAGGCAGGTAGTTACAAACATTGTATATGTAACTGCTTCCTGCCTTATATCTGCTGCCAAGTGAGGGGTCATACTTTGAGCGTGAGAAACATTGGATGACTTCATTAGGTCGTGCCGCAATAAGTGCTTCAATCTTTTCTCTCCAGCCCACTGTCAAACAGATGTCCTCTTCAAGCCTGATAATTGGGTCATCTCCTGAAAGCCGTGTTGCCCGTAGGAATGTCTCCATAGCATTGTGCTCTTTATCCCACACTATTTCTAAATCGGGAATATGGCTTTGTAGGTACTCCACATAAGGCATCCTTGCAAATACTGCCGTTACCATCACTCTTGTCATAATTGCACCATCACTAAAGCCCCGCTTTTATACTGTTTTGTAATTACTCCACCCAAAGCGATAAAGATTGGAAGGCTTGACACAGTGCATGAGGCAACCACTGCGGATTTGTCTTTTTCTCTTGCAAGATTAAGGGTGTAAGAGATTAAACCTTTACCTACGCCTTGCTTGCGGTAGTGAGGCAGAACAAAAATAGACTTAGACAGGGCGTGTTTTTCTTTCCATTTAATGCCACAAAAGCCCACAATCTTGTCATCCGAGAATGCGCCGTAGTATTCCACATTAGGAATAAAGGTCAGTCGTTCTTTTTGTGCAGCAGCCAAATACGGTTCTATCCTCTCAATCGAGATGGGCTTTATCTCAGTTATTAATGCCATACTGAGTATCTGCTTTAGCACGATTAATGATGATGGTTTGGTCTATTGGGGCACCCATTGTCCAGTATTTGTATTCCTCATAGTAAAAATACACATAGGTCTTACTCCAAAAGCGTTCTCCAACCCCATAATGCCTTATGAAGAGTGCTGCCTGTTCAAAAGTCTCAGGTTGCCAATCTCGCACTGTGTAGGAATGCGGAACATTGGGCATCGACTTGGCTTGTTTCCATTTGACTCCAGCAATGTATCTTTCGAACCATTCCAGTTCACTTTTGGGTATCTCTTTTTGCAACTCTTTTTCCAATCTCTTTTTCTAAGGCTTCTACTGTGTGGCAGAGCGAATCTACCTCGTTAGGTCTTACCACAACTCTTCTTAGAAAGTGTACTGCATTTACAAGGTCTTTTGTGTTCATAGTGCCCGTACTGTCATTGCAGAACAGCAGTTCGAGAGGGGGAAGAACTGGCGCTTACTACGGGCGAGGTTTATTCCGCTTCGGGAACAGGTATTAATCTTAGCCGTGACTCGCTCATACCCAAAATTACGGCATCCTCAGCAGCATTCACATACAGCGAAGCATCTATTCCGAAGTCTGAATCTACAAAGTAGTTAGGTATGGCAATAATCATCTCGATTTTGTGGAATGTGTAATCACCCATTGTGGATTTGCCTTTCAAGTCGTGCGTTTTCACTGGCAAGATGCTCATTTCGGGCTTTTGCTGATTCGTGCAGGGCTTTCCAATAGTCTTTTTCGTTGTCAGCAGCAGTGAGTTCCTCCATGATGCTTAAAGCGTGGGTTTTCCACTTGTCACGGTCAAAACAGACCTTCAAATAGATTGCCTGAGAGACTGTTTCTTCTGTCATTTTTGTTTCCTGCTCTTTCTGTTGTTTAATTCCATCATTGTCATCAGTGTTAAAAATGTTCCTACACCAATCCCAAACATTATGAGGCTTAGGTCACGCCATTCTTGCCCTAGAACTAGCCAAGTTGTTTCTTGTTTCATATTTCCCTCTCTGAAAATAGCGGCGGTTGAGCCGTGTAAAGCATACCAGCCAACCGCCACCTTTCCACTCCTTCCTAAACTCCCAATAGTGTCAGGATGCGTTGGTCTGACTTTTGAGCAGCACCGTTTAAGATGCCCATGATGTTGCGCTCTGTTCTATTTTTATCTGTGCCACTGAAGTGCTGATTGTAGGTATTGAAAGCCTGCACAACTCCTAATCCTGTGTGCTGCCAAGGAGCCACACGAGGGTCGTTGCGGTACAAATCATGTATCAGGTCACGCTTGTTATTTGCTCTGCTCATAGCGTTCTGTGCGGGCGTATTAGCCAATGCTAGGGTCACAGGCAGCGGCATTATCTCGTTAAGTATCTGTTCGAACTGCCTTGTCGAGACACTAACCTCAGATAATTCCGATATGTGTTTTGTCATTTCGGCGGTCATTTTGTGAACAATTCCGAGAGCATCACGGGCATCTTGAATCCTCATTCCTGAGTTCTTTGTGTGTCGGATGCTGAACTGTTCGCCATTCTCTTTCAGTGCCACTGCATAAGTATTGTCACAGACTACGAAGGTGGTTACTTTCTTGTAGGTGGTGGAAATGCTGCTGTTGTGGCTTGTTGTCGCCATGAGGTGCGGGCGAATCGAGAACCCTTCTAGCACTTGGATGCTTTCAGGCATTTCAAGCGAGACACAGGCAACCGCCCCGTTTTTGAGCAGGATTGCTGAACCGATTACTAGGTCATCGTCAATGAGGTTTTCTAGGTTTTTTATAAGCCATTCGCCATATTGGTGTGTTTGGTAGCCGTCTGACACGAAAGCGAATAACTCTTGTGTGTCGTTTCTGATGACTGCGTTTGTGTTTTCTGCTTTGCGGAAACGCCCTTCGACTGGCATATAGAAAGCGGGCACTTTGACTGCTTCCCAGTGGAAGAGCCTTCGGTGAATATCCGCTACTGGAATGCCTTGTGGATAATGATTTGGCTCATCGCCTTGTTCTTCTTTTTTGTAATGCCACGCTGTTCCTCTTTGGTCTGTCATTCCAATGAGGCACATTGTGTTGTACCAGTTGCTTGTTTCTGTTCCCATTTTCCCTCCTCAGGATTGTTTGTTGAGATTTCTTGGATGTCGCATAAATATGCGTTTGCGATGTCTTGGATGTGGTCTAACCACTCGTTGTAGAACGGGGTTCCGCTCATTGTGAGCACCTGTGCCGTTCAGGGATTGGCTCTTGCAACTTGCCAGTATTTGACCTGTGAAGTGGGATTGCGGCATCTACAAGATGAAACTTGCGGTCAGCGAAATCCACCCACACAAGATTGTCCTGCCCACATTCAGCGCATTTCACTGTTTTCATGATTGCCCTAAAGCGGCTATGTTACCGAGCCTGATTGCCCCAATGTGGCTTTCGCCTTGGATGCGGGCTTCGCAGTAGGCGATGAATCCCTCTATTGGGAGAGTCATGGCTTGCTCGATTTGAGCGTCTGTTGCGTCATTCATCCTAGAAACTGACTTTCTGTGATTTCGGCTCTGGCGTTCCAGACTTGGTCACGCCGTAGTGCGCCAAATCGATAGGCTTTTACGATGGCGTGTTGCTGACTTTCGGCATCCACTGAGCAAACACTTTGGTATCGGAATTCCCGCTCATTCCAACTGCTGATTAGGTATCTTTGCATTTCCATGTCCCCTCTTAGAGCCAGTCCAGCAGGACTTCGGCAGGGCGTGGATTGCTGAGCATCCATTCGCAGTGCATCTTCATCCCGTCTAGCGTGGATGTTTCTAGCAGTTCGCTTAGGTCATGCGAAAAGCCCATTGCCTCTTCGGCAGTGTCAAAATACCTCGTGTCGAGAATTTCCCCTGCGTGGTAGGTCACCACTTTCCAGTGTTTAGTTTGGGTGTTTGGTGTTTTCATACTGTGCCCCTCTCTGAGCGTATGGCGGGATATTTCCCGTACATAAACTATATCTTCATAGTTTTATTTTTACAAGCATATTTGCAATATATTTTTTTTATTTTTTAACAGTGTCTTTTCCATCTCTGAACAAGCGGATGTCTCGAGTTACAAATATAGGTTTGCAAGTGTTTCTGCCCCTTTACGCAGCCCCAACCCCAAACACCAACTCTCCAAATGTGTTTGCCGTTTCGCTGAGTGTGACCACGAAATGCAATTGCGTCAGCCACTTTAACCTGTTGCTTTGCTGTTAAACCTTTTGCGCTGTTGTAATTAGACCATGTGCGGAAAGTCTGCCGATGAATACCCAAACCGCCTGTATAAGACTTTGTGGCGTGGTTCCAGTTGCCGCCAGTTTCACAAACGGCAAGAGCATCGTAATAACGGTCAGGCAAAATTGCTTTGTATTTGGCGTGAGAATCGGAGGCTGCACTTACCGAAGTGGGGAACAAAACAATTAGGGCTATGAATATGGGCATAGCCTTTCGAATAGGTTGGGTCATAGGACAATCTTTCTGCCAAGTCTCTTCTCACGGCGGGTGTCTATTTGGTGTTATGAATACCCTACTGACTGGCAAGCGTGTTTTCTAGTCAAGACAGTTTTGGCATTGACCCTTCGGGCTACCGCTCTCGCTTCGCTCGTTTGGTCACGGGCTACGAAAGCCAGTACCAGTACGGGTTCGAGCCTCTCAGAGCCTCTTAGGGAACAATCAGGAGAGGTGGGCAGCAGTCAGTGGTGTTCCAACATGGAGTTGTGTTTCCCCCTTCGGGATGCCACACTCCGAAACCCTAAATCACAAAACCGCCTAGCCCCTTGACAGGGCTATCTACCCTCGTTGCCGAGTATTACCAACCACCCTGCGACAGGCTTAGGTCTAAGTGCTTCTCTGATTGTGGATGATGTCCGTGTCGCAAGAGCCTAGAGACCCATCTTGGACTTTCCAACCTGAGGGGAAATGAATGTCACAGTAAAAACCTGATTCAAAAGTGCCAGTGCCTCTAACTGCAAACACTGTTGCGATGTTTATACATTTAACTATTGAGCAGGGCACAATGCCATTTAGATAATTCTGCTCACTCTTCATAATATTGCTGCATGGCAGGCAGAACGACATCTTCCCAAGTTGAAAGCCTCATCATCACAAGCCCCTCTTTACCCCATCCTTCAGGCATAAGGATTGCTCGTGCAGGTTTTCTGAGCGACCCAAAATGAGACTGATTGCCAAGCACTTGTTCTTCAATACGGTTCCAAACTGTTACTGCTGTCTGAACCTGCTTACCTGATTTAACCTCATTAGCAAAAATGCTGTCCTGCCAGTTCTCCTCGTTAGCATCCCCAAACTTATTGGATGGTGCCACGCCAAGGCGTTTTCGAGCGTCACGCTGCTTCGTAAGACCTGCCCTGCGATTGCGTCTTCCCCGTGCCACAGGGTCGCCACAACCTTTAATGCGCCTTGTCCCGTCACGAGCAGGGGTTCCAAGTGTTCCAAACAAAGGACAATCCTTTGCGTTGCAGCGTGATTGGTCTCCTCCGCAAATCTGTTTATCTTTTAGATTGCTCATGGTCTCATTGTACTCTTCTTATTCGGTCTGCTTGTCGAAACGCTCTAGGTAAATCGCCAGTAGTTCAGTGAACTCCCCGTAAGACAATCCCTCTTGGTGGTCATTTAACAGCCTGATATTTGCCAGTAAAGATTCCAGTGCTGCTTTGCGAATGCCCGCTTTGGTTTGAACAGGGTCATCGTACCTTTCGTCATCAGAAAAGTACCCTCTTTGGAGACTGTGAAAGTAGGCAAGACAGTTACCTCTTTTAACGGTCTTAGTCGTAAAGATTCGACCATCACGATGCAGGTTGCTTAGAACCCCTGAGATTTGCCCGTGATGCAACTGCTCACCAAAATAATTATGGTACGACTGTTGCATTTCTTTCCATGTCAAACCGTAGTTGCCCCTAAGTTGAAGCAGGTGCAGTGTGCGTCTTGCCCTAAGGCTTGTCGCCCCTGACTCCCGCTCGGATGCCTCACGGTCAATGCTTGTGTCCCTTGGGACTGAGCCTGAACTCCCGTTGTACTGAAAAGGATTTACTGGTTCCATTTTATTTTTCTCTCTTCCTGTAATAGATGGTTGTGACAACTTCCCATTTGCCATTTACTTTCTTTGTGTGACGCAGTGTGTGTTTCACCCAATCTGCTTTGTTCACTGTGAACGCTTTTTCTGTTTCGTGCTGAATCATGATTCCATCGCTGCTTTCACTGCGGTCTCAAAGCGGCTTCGGTCAAACTTGTCGTTGTCCTGCTGCATTGCCCTACACATTGAGTGGATGATTTGCCAAGCCACAACGGTGTCACCGTCATTGTCTGACAGGATTCGCCCAAGGTCTTTGGCGAGTTCGATGTATGTTTTCCGTGTCATTTCATGCCCCCTTAGAACTCGTATGAGCCGATGATTATTTTGACTGTTACTGGCACTTGGCGATTTGGATTATCCGCAAGCACCTGTTCTTTTTTGTGCCTTGCCTCCTCCAATGTCAGGTCGGAATAGCATCCTCCAACTCTGCCATAGCAGCGAACGAGCACTGTGTATTTGGTCTCCATTAGCCCACCATCCATATTTCGATTCTTGGTGAGGTCACTACGAACTCCACGCCGATTTCTTTGTATAGCGGGTCGCTTGCCATTTGCCAGTAGGCGGCGTTTGCTGCTTCCTCAGTGTCTAACGGGATTTCCCCGATGACCATTCCCTCTCGTGAGAGCCTTAGCCCCCACTTACCTTTTGCTGTTTCCATATTTGCCCCTCTCTGAGCACTGGCGTATTTGCCATATAGAAACTGTATCTTAAAAGACTGATTCTGTCAATACTATTTTCAAGATATTTTTTTATTTTTTCTTGCGCCGAAGTTCAGAACGCTCGTGAGGATTTAATCCACCAAAGATTCCCCATCGGTCTTCAGTGTCTTCGAGAGGCATTGCAATAGCCAAACACTCTTTAGTGACGCTGCATGAGGCGCAAACTTCTTTGCCTTCATCCCAACGATGCACACCTTGAATCACAGGAAAGAAAAGTTCATGAGGTGCGCCAACGCATTGAGCGTTACGCAACCAGTCGTTATCTTCTGACTGCAACTAGAAGTCACCATCTTGAAGGTCGTTTTCAACTGACTCCATGAAACGGATTTGCAGTTTTCCAAGACGATAAAGCGAGTTTCTAAGTTCATCCATTGACTCTTTAGTTTCCAAGATTGCTGCAATACGAGCCACTGATATTAAATATGATATTTCAGAATGGATGTGGTATTGAAGTTCTTGGTCGTTCACTATTTTCTGCCCATGAGATTTGAGATGAGGAAACTGGCTTCCTGTGAAGTCAGGTTATCAGTTGTGTCGTAACTGAACAGTTCTTGCAGGATTGGAACTAGGTTTCCATCTGCCACTTCTGCACAGAGTTTGTGAATGAGGGATAACTGTTTTCCAGTGGCAGCACCATTTGTGGCGGGGCGATTGTCCTGTGATTGCTCTGAGTGCTGCTGTACGGGTCTCTTAGCCGCCGAACCAGCCGCCACACGCTTTGGTGCCACAGGTTCAGCATCACGCCAAGAGTCGTCATCCTGTTGGTCTGCTTTTCTGTTTCTTACCTCATCTGCACTGGCAACTTTGTGACTGTCGCAAGCGAGACACGCCAAGATTGCTCTGCCCCACGCCGATGTTTCAGCGTTCATCACTTCTGAGTCTTTAGTGAACGGTGTTTTGCCGAATGATGGTTCAGCCGCAACCGCTATGGCAGGCAGTAAGTCATCGGGCGACTTGTAACAGGCGGCTGTATAAACGATGAACTCACGCCCACCGATTTCCATCAGTTTGAAAGGTTCAAGCGGGTTTGCAGGTCTCAGCACTGCGTCAGGATAAACCTGTTTCAGTTGTCGAATCCTCTCTGCCACATCAACATAACCACTATCTTCGTAGTTGAATCCCATTATTTATCTCCTATTTTGTGTATTCGCATAACCCGAAATGGTGAACCTTCGGTCTCATATTGGGCAGCGAGTTCAGGGTTTTCATTTCTCAAAAGCGTGATGTTCACACCTTTGCGACCTCTTTGTTGTTTCCACGACACGAACTTCTCGCCCCTGTATGTACCAATCTCGTTTCCGAGCAGCAGTTGGGCAATGGCGTTTCGCAGATTTGTCTCTGTCTCTTCGGCTTGTTTCTTTTTAGCCTTAGCCATGTCCAGTTCCAAAATCATTTGGGCTTGCTCATCTGTCAGTTCGATTTCAGTGGGTGTTGGTTTGTAAATCTTGGCTATCTGTTCGGCAGTGAAGTTGTCAATGTCATCAGGTGCAGGTTCTCCGCTTTCAACCCATCCACCCAAAATGCTTGCTTCTCTCTTTAGGGATGAGAATGCCCCGTGATTGTCAGGCATTGGCACACAGGAGAACCGTTGGTCACGGTCAAGCACCATAAACCACACAGGTACAGGGTTCATTCTGTCTTGGCTAAGGACGCCCTGCTGACACCATCCTTGCCAAAGCCATTCAAGAGGCAGGTCACTGGAATCGTGGATTGCATAACGAGTTGTAGTTTTGGCTTCCACAATGACCGTTGGCTCATTCTCGTTGTCCACTCCATCCAAACTGATTGAGAATCTTCCGTCACGATAAACCACATTTGGCGTAAAAATCTCCCGTGAGAAAAAGTCGCTTGCCTGTTCCAGCAGCAGCGGTTCAAGAATGTTGCCCCGTCTAAACTCAGGCTTATCTTCTCCGACAGTTGGTTCCTGAAGTTTGTTGATGAATAAGTCTTGCCTCGTTTTATATGGGGAAGCACCCATTAGTGCAGGTGCATCTGAGGCACCGAACACCACTTTGTTTTCTTCGTCACGATGCCGCAGCCTGAGCCACTCGATTGAACCGTGTTTTGGTTTTAGTATTTTTTGCATTGCCCCTCCTTCGGGTATTTACAGTGTGTCAAATGGGTGTGTCATGGGTTGTAACCCCTGTTGTCTTCTTCCCATTCAGTCATGTCTTGTGGCTCGAGTTCACGGCTTGCTCTCATTAAGCGTGTCCAAAGATTGCTGCATATCCAGCCCATCACAAAGACGACTATGACTTTTGTGTCTGTCATGAGTTTTTGTGCTTCCTGATGTGCTTTTTGATTGCTTTTATCGCAGGGCTTTCGATACTTGAACCCATGTCATAACCCCATCTTTCTAGGCGGTCTAAAAATCCATCCCAGTCTATTCGGTCATCGTTTGCGTAAAACCCATCATAGACTTCCTCACAGACTTCTAAAAACTGCGGAGTGACATCCTCAATTTTTTCGACTTTTATATATTCGGTCATTCTTGCCCCTCTCTAGGCATACGGCGTATTTACCGTACAGAAACTATATCACAGGTCATTTACACTTTTGTGCATATTTGCAATATATTTTTTTATTTTGTGAAGAGGCGAGTTACTCGGTACCGAAGCACCGAGCAACTCCAGCCCCATCGGAACGGTGGAGAAGGGAACACCGCCGACAACCAATACTACTATTTGGACTTAACTAAAATCTTCATCTTGCGAACCATCGCCACTGGTATATGCATTGCGTGAATGACATCACCTTCAGACATTGTCTGCCACAAAGTAACATGTTCTTTCTTGGAACCTGCCTCGCCCACTGGCACAAGAAAACCAACTGATTCCACCATCACTTCGCCTTCGTCTTCATAATCAGCAAGCGTAAGCCAGCCGCCTTCTGACAGGTGAGCGTCAGCCCATTCAACAAGAACTATTGGGTACATTTCACCATTTCTCCTTTTTTCTGTCCAAGCAGAAAACGGGTGCTTGAAAAGTGATGTTTCTCTCAGGCGTGATGAGCGCAAGAGCCTGTTGCGGCTGTTCAAAGCCGAACCCCATAAGCATCGCATATTCGTCATATCCTTTCATTGACCCATTCACAACCATCGAAGGTGTGCTGATGTATTGGTGCCAGTGACCGAGCCATAATGTTTTGAAGGTCTTACCTGTTTGTAGATAACGCCCCTCTTTCCTTGCTCGCATTCGCATAATGGGGGGATAAATGCCACCGATGCCACCGCCACCCGAAACTTGGTCGCCGTGTGTGATGAGATGACCGTGTTGGTAAATGTTAATGATTGCATCTGCACTCTCAGGGATTGTAAAGGTAACTCGTTTGTCTTTAGAAAAGTGGCGTTCAACCATCTTTGCCAGCAGCCAATCAAAGTTTGTTCGGACTCTCTGCTTCATTCGTGGTTTGCGGGTTGTGCGCCCATGATTACCAACGACACTGACAACATGACACTTCTTAAACTCGACAGATAAAACCGATATTGCTGCTGCTATCTGCTCAGACCAAAACAGCAAAGAGCCAATCATGGTGTCCTCATTCGTCAAAGCGAGTTCCTCGTGGATGTCTCCCGTGAAAATGTCGCCGCCAAGGATTACAACCACCCCGTCATAGGTCACGCCTGAAAGATAATGCCTTGCCAGTTTGATGACATTCTGTGTCCAGCGTTCTAATCGCATTACAGCAATCTCACGGTTATAAGCGTTTAAGCCTTCCATCTCGTCAGGATTAACGACCTCATCGAAATGAGTGTCCGACAGCATCACAACCAGTGTTCCTGAAGATGATTTGGGGTGAGCAGGCACTAACCAGTGTGGCGGTTGAATGTCGTATTCACCGATTGAATCAACAATGCTAAGAGACTTTTCAACCTGTTCTAAACGGTCAGTAAGCCGCACATTCTGTGCAGTAAGCATGTCCCTCTGTTTCCTGACCTTAATCAGTTCGAAATGTTCTGCTGCCTCAGACTGCTCTGCAATCTCATCTTCAAGACTCATAGAGACCTTTCCGTTTTCGCCACCTGTCAATGGAACTCTTTGAACAAGGGATATTGCGATTGTTAAGCACAGAGACAATAACCATTGGAGGCACACCTTTGTCTTGTAGGGCTTTTAATAGGTCAGCAGCATCTTTTTCGCTTAACTCGTATTTTAAGATTTCTTCAACACGACTTGGAACCCCACCCTTATTACGGTTGCTATTTTTGTGTTGTATCTCTTCGAATAGTCCCATTCTCGACCCCATGCTGATTTAAGTGTTGGTCAACCTTATCATCAAGTCTTGTGACAGAACCGAAAATCATCTTTAATTGTGCCTGAACAACCTGATGGTCATCCCTGTTTTCGACCCTCGCCTCGTTTGCGTTGCGAGTTTCCTTACGAAATGCCTGCACTAAAGCCACAAGAACACCACCAACGGTTGTAATCAGAGCAACGACTATGGTTGTTTCCATACTAAGTTTTCCTATTCAGGCTTAGGCAGTGCTCGCCAAGCAGCCTCAAAGGCTTCGGCATCATCAGCCATGTCAGGGGAGATTTCAATATGCAACCATTTGCCACCAATGGAACCCGCTGACTCTTCCTCGTTTTTATATACCTTCACTAACGGCTGCCCGACCTTACGAACGCAGCGAAAGCCACGCCCAAACTTGCCGAATGAGTAGTCGTGGACTTCTTCAATGTGCAATGCTTTTACTACCTCAGGGCTAGTGAACCAGTCGAACGCCTTGACCGCCTCAGCCCGCTGCTTAGGCGTGTAACCAATGTCTGCGGCTCTACCAGTGGCATGAACAGACAGTTGCCCTGCCTTGCCTCTGATTTCACGCACAACCCAAGTACCAAGATTGGTAAAGCCATAACGCTTTTTGCACAGTTCAACCAGTTTCTCGGTGCCTTCTCTTTTGCCTTTGGCTACACCGTCAGTGGTGCCAGTGTATTTATTTGGCATCGTGCTTCGACCTGTCCACACCGAAAGCCTTATCAACTTCGTCTTTGGTCAGTTTGCCGTCACTCATTGACTTACTCAAATCATAAACCACAAGAGCCACTGCTGCCCCGCCAGCCTGCAAAGCCTGAAACCACATCGGGATATTAACCTTGTCAGTAAAGGCTTGAATTACGCCTGTCCCTGTGATGATGCCCAAAGACGATGAAACAAACAAAGCCACAAGTCGAGTGGCGACATCTTTTAATACGAGAATATTCATTCTGAGTCCTTATTTAGAATTGACAAGATGAATTGTATCAGAATCGCACAGGCGGCAATCCATATCCCGTAAGCCCTTGTCTGCCCTGAGAGAGTAATCAAAACCAGTGCGGTTCCAGCCCAAACCCACACATTTTCAAGGAGAAACTTCATACTAAATCTTTCTGCGGGTAGGCACTGGCGGGATAGCAATCATGAATGCTGTCGTTACAACAATAACACGCCTCGTCTTTACATCCACAGAAGAGCCAACAGGCACATAAGTATCTGCTGCACCACCGAACACATTTATTTCAGCCTCGAAAACCTCACGAATCTCTTGTGGGGCATCCTGAACAGCAGCAATAATCTCTTCAAGTTGGTCAGCGGGCAAGTCTTCTAAAACTAAAGCCTGAAACACTGTCTCTGCTTCGGCAACATCTAACTTAGCAACGGCGGCTGAGTCAGTAGCAATAAGCAATGCGGCAACAGGGGACATCTGAGGGGGTAAGGTGGTTGTCGTGACAGGCATAGAGGTGGATGAAGTACTCGTTGGGGCTATGGTTGTGCTCGTTGTAGCCGCTATTGTGGTGCTTGTCGTACTTGTACTGGCAGGCTGAAGGGTCGTTGATGAAGAAGTCGTTGTTGTTGTCGTGGGTTCTGTGGTGGTTACTGTCGGTACTGGCGGCTCGGTTGTCGTTGTGGTTGTTGTGGGAACTACCGTTGTGGTTGTACTTGAAGTTGTGGTACTCGCTTGTGTGGTTGTTGTTGCAGGCAATGTCGTTGTAGTCGTTGAAGTAGTCGAAGTAGTAGAGGTTGTAGAAGTCGTTAATGTTGTACTTGTCGTGCTTGTTGTTGTTGTCGGGGGCACTGTTGTGGTTGTCGTTGTCGAAGAAGTGGTGGTAGGCACTGAGGTCGTTGTCTGCATAGAGCCGATACCGTTAAAAGCCAACTCGTACTGCAAGTTCCACCCGCCGCTTGTACGCCAAGCATTAGGGTCATTACAGCAGATACCAGCCCTTAATCGGTATTTTCCTGCTGCTAATTCAAGAGCAATATAAGACTGCAAACCGATACTGTCATCGTTTGAAGCGAGTACCGTTCCTGCTTCGTTATACAACCACAACATCGGGTCTGAGTTGTACCCGTCAATGTAATAGGTTTGCGCTATGAACTGTGTTGGCTGTTCGTATTCAAACCAGTAGTCCGTAGGTGCAGTAATTATCGGATTAGTTGCGTATGCAGGAACGCTAGAACTGAACAAGGCGAGAAGTGCGATAGGTGCGAATACAAGCCAACGCAATCTACTCATTTAACTTGTGAGGGCTATGAGGGTGGCGCTAATCAGCAGTAGGCGTTTCATCTGTGCCTTCTTCGTAACCTTCGGAAAGGTACAGCGCGTATTCTTCATCAGTAATTGTGCCGATGACGGTTGTCTTTGTTGTCGGGTGAATAAGGTTTACTGTCTTAGCCATTTTCTATGCC